ATCACGTCATGTTGATCGAACAGTTCTTTGTAAAGATCGAGTTCGAACTCATACCCTGTGGCGCTGTGGAATATGATCACCTCCTCATCTTTCAGATACTCGAACACTGACGGGTCGCTGCTGGATGCGATTATGTGCGTTACTCCGTCTACTCGAGGTACCTTTTCTTCACATGCAATGTGTGAACCGGGATCCATGCTTACCCCGTACTTAACAACAAAACCCGCGTCGTGCATATACTGGATCGCTGCTTTAGTAGCAATTATAATAGCATTCTCATTAAGAACCAAATCCCCGATTTCTTTTAACACCGCTGGATCCGATAATGAAGGGCCACTACCGCATACGATTACCGTACCATCCTCGCTATTTGGTTGCAGGGTTTTCATGCCTTCAGCGTGCAGTCGACCTGCGTTTTTAATGTTTGGATCGTAGTTCTTTACATTGGGATTAACGAATTGGATCTTCTTCTTCCCCGCGTCGGGGTTAGGTAGGAATTCTTGTATGTGCGGTGGAACTATAAATGTTTGTGGGATCATTCTTGAGTCTCCTCGTCTGGTGGAACTTCACGGTATAATAATACATCCCAACCTAAGGTTCAAACGGTGGTGGGGACTCGCCTAACTCCTGTGGGGTAACGTCATTCCCTGTGGGACCCAGTAATTTCTCAGTGTCCCTTATTTGTTTTTTAAAGTACGCGACAGGATTAGGTAAAACAACGCGAGGGTGACCCCAGTCGGCTCCTGTTACCCCTAACCTCAGTACTGCCTTTTTCTCCTTGTTCGAGAAAGGTGCATCAGTGATAAGTAAAAACACTATAGTTCCTCCATAACAATATGTAATGAATCGGCGTTGCCCTTGTAGGAGGTAACGCTCTTCACTTTATACCTGGCTTTGCTTGAAAATAAAACTTCCTTCTCGCCGCCTATAAAAGACATATTATCGATATTGACGCCTGACTTGCTTTTTATCTCCAACCAGACATACGATTTAAGTCTCTTGTTGGTCGTGTAACCGCGCTGGTAAACTGACTTCTCGTATGAGGTGGATAGAAAACCTTGACCGGATGCCTTACTACCTACAGGGTATCTTTTAATCCATTCAGCGATATCCGATTTACTGGTTATCTCTCGAATCACTGTACCCTTGTATTTCTTAGCCCTCGCTAGACCGTTATTTACAGCCTTAGCGATCGCCTGATCCTCTGCACTTAACGCGGTTCCTGTGCGGATGCCTTTGTTTATCCTGTACGAATTGTGACTGGTATAGTGAAGCACCGCTCGTGCCTCTATCTCCGTCATACCTTTAGCGACACCGTTATCGACTAACGTTGAGTAACCATTAACCGAGGACGCGTCCAACCCGGTCGCTTTAGTTATGAGGGCATTTTCTGCAGTGGTTAACGGTACGATAGGATTGGTCACTACCTTGGTGGGTATTTTCTTAACCTTAAGCAAACCCGCGCGTCGTTCGATCTCGGCCTTTAGTTGACCCACAGACTTCGGGTTCCAACTTTGGTCGATCATGTCACTGAATTTTAACTTACCGCTTTTCCATAGTGCATGTTTCGCAGGACCCAACACCTTCAATGGTACGTCACTACCGCGCTTCTCCTTATTGCGCAACCACTGTTCGTAATTCATTTTGCTGGATACTTGCCCATCCATGCTGGCGCGGGTATTTGACGCCACGCGACGTTTCATTTTCTTCTCTACCGCGGCGAGCTTCTTGGATATCTTAGGATTCTTGTTTAACTCAGACCATGACTTTAATACGGGAACCAACACACTGCGGCAATTAAAATGGGCAGGTGGCGGTCCTACGAACACCGTTGTTGAACCTTGAATGGGTTGACCATCAAGATCCCACGCTTCGCCGTCGAGTGACTGACAAATATCACTGGTGCGTTGATCGAGTGTCGCCAACCATTGTTGTCCTTTAACTACATCGCTGTTCTTTTTGTAAACGTCTGCGCGGGCTGCGTTAACAACGGAAGTTACTGATGTTCGCACCAATGTTTCTGCCTTGCGTTTCGCTGTTTTCAATGTACCGCCAGCACGTAACCGCGTTCCAGTGATCGGGTTTCCTATGATGCGATTTGTTAGTGTGCGTGTGGATTCCCCTGCGATAACGCCGGCTTGCATTTGACGTTCGAACGACTCCTTAAAACCTCGCTTCTGTCCTCGCCACCATGCCTTTTGAGGCGCACCTTCAAACATGGTGCCGTCAACCAACGCCTTGTACACCGCAGGATCGGTTACAGGTTGCAACAAGTTAACGGTCAACACTTTGTTCAGGATGGTCGTTGCGTTGATCGCCTCCGCTCGTGCGAGATCAACCATGTCCTTTTCGAACGTGCGTATGATGCCATCGTAGGCTTTATTTATCTTGGAATTTGAGATAGCGATCAGGTTGTTGGTGCGTTTAACCCTGTATGCACGACGAACGGGGGCTGTGGGATCAACTTCCTGTATGGCGAGTTTCAATTCGTTGCTTAACCCATTCAACATGCCGGTGACTTGTTTTCTCAAGCCCGCCTCAACACGAAGTATGTCCGTGCTGTGTTGCGTGAACTTGTCGGCGATCTTCGCCGCGGCGTTAGCCATTCATTGACTCCAACATGGCAATGATCATAACAATATCTTCGTCGGTGAAGTCGTTGTCCTGTGGTGCAGGGTTATAACCTTGTTCGATGTGCGCGCGTACATTACCGGTGAATGTCATGCCCCCATTCGAACTTACCTTATAACTTTGGGCGGTGATGTCGTTATATGTCGCCGTATTTTTCCCTGCAACCTTAAGTACGTTCCCTGAGGCCCTATATCCGTATACTACAGGTGTGATTGATTCGGATTGATTAGAACCCGTTAGGACAAACCCTACGCGGTTTAAGGATGAACTATCACTGGTTGTCGGTGACTCATAATCGGTGATCGAACCAACGGTTAATCCAATGGTAGGATTAACCGGTACCGAATGAACATTTGGTGATCGGAATTCTGTTGTGGAACGAACGTTTAGTGAAACGTTAATTCCTACGGTGTGTTTTGATACCTCGTGAACCGATGCGGTGTGTTCACCCGATACGGTAAGGTCTAATTTGCTCCATGCAAGGTACTCGTTTTCTTGCGCGACATTAACCGAGGCGTCTAGTAAGAGAGTTACCGCGCTATGTGCGGTGCAATCTTTCGGTGGGTTATCTAAGAATTCTGCCGTGGTACGGGAAACAAGGTACAACTGAATATTTGACTTGGCAAAGGACGATACCCTATAGTCAATAAACGTAGTCGATGCTGAAAGACCACCGCTGCCACGAGGTTGTTCAACGACTGGCGGTACAACAATGACGCCAGAGGCATCTTGCATCCGTCCATCAGTGGCAAGTGATAACGGGTTCGCCGTTAATAGGCCAACCGTTGCTAACGTGAGTGCCCTGTTAGCGAATGTCGCCATTAGTCGCGTGAGTTCTTATCGGCAAATTCGCTTGTGGCTTGTTTGCACTTCGCCCAATACATGTCGTTCACTTCAAAGAATGCGTTCTGATGCTCGAAGTGTTCTGCCCACTTATCATCGACACATGCAATGAAGCGTTGTCGTGTTTGTGATCGTTTTGTGTTTCGGTACTGAATGAAAATACGCGGGAAGCCCGCTTCTTTCAACCAGTGTGCAACGCATGATTCGGTCGGCCAATTATTATCGGTATCGGTAAGCAACCCGATGTCGTTACCGCAATCCAACGCCATTGGAACAGTATGCGCAAACGGTAACACTTGTGTTTCCAGGATCATCGCACCATCACACACCCTACGACATTCATCCAACGCACCACGAGGATCGCGCAAGTGATAAAGCAATCCGTAGTTCATGATCAGGTTAAATTTTTGTGCTTTGAATTGATACATGTGCCGAAGATCGTAAACACTCCCCGTCAATGCGTGGACTTTGCTTTTCATTGCTTCGTGATGAATCCAAAACGTTTCCCATTTATCTTGTTGACCTAAATGTTTTGCTGACGCGGGCATTCCGTTCGCGCCCCAATCGTAACCATCGTATCCGCCTACATCCATTGCGAATACGTTGCCACCTTGTTGTTCTGCCCAAAACGCCCAATACCCATCGTTCGTTGCAATGTCTAAAACCTCAGAACCTTCGATCAATGATGCCATGTTACCGTACAACGATAAGTCTTGGCCGTGATCGAGTTTGCCTTGAATAAACGTACCGTCTGGATACGTCATGCTGTGATGGTAGTAGGTTTGTTTCGGTTGTACGCGTTGAAAAATCTCGGACATGTCTTATTCCCTCGTCACTGTTATTTGAGTATCTGGATCGCCTGTTATGCCTTGAACAATAGTACTTGATTGAGTGTAACCGCCTGTTGCTGTCTGTGTCCACGGATCGTTTGCATCTAGTCCACGGAACTTCCATGACTCTCTTGCAAACTTACTGTCGTGCATTTCATCATTGACCGTGGCGCCAACACTGTTATCGGTCAGTTTGCCAATGCCGCGACATACGATAGTCCCTGCCGTTACCGTACCATCCAAGATAATTTGTCCGGAGTTCATGTCGATGGATACTGATGCCGCACCGTTTTTGTTTACGAGTTTAACTCCACCGTTATAATTACGGATGCCAAGTGCTACGTTAACGTTGTTGAAGTCTATCTCTGGAGTAGATGTTCCGGGAACTCCACTGAAGCAATCGAGTATGTGTGAAGGTTTGGCGCTACCGTTAGAGAGTCGGATACCACCTGGGTTTATCACGCACTGGTGTAGAATGCCCTCGAAGTCTAATAGGTCTTCAACCAATCCGTCGCGAACAATAATCGATCCGTTGGCAGTGCCTTTCAAGGAACAGGTTTGGAACTGTGTCAGCGCTGTGGTACATCCAACCGTCAATGTTACCTCGCTCTTGCTTGCGTGTGAACCTGTAATGGTAAAACCGGATATGTCATCGGATGCGCCTACAGTAACGTCTTCGATAACCTTTATCTCTGACAAACCATTTGCGGCGGCGATGATTAAAGCATTCGCGATTGAGTCGGTTGGTTGATGTCTAGTGCCAAGCGGGTGTGTTGTTCCCGATACGCCGTTGACGCTATCCACCCAGACAACACCTTCGTAGTGCAGGTCGTGAAGGTGGTGCACCATATCGTAACCAATCGTGCTTGATGCCAGTGCCTCTGCGGAGGCAACGGGGTATTCCCACACTGCCGCGGTAATTGAACTCGCATCTGCTTGTGCAATCTGCGTTAGTGATGATCGTTCAAGTTGAATGGTGACCGTGCGCGCCGATACAGGAAGGAACATTGTCGCGCTAGTGTTAACCGGGTACAAGTTTTCTGTGACGGTTAACACATGATCACCGTCGTACGGTTTTATTTTCCAGACATCGTTATTAAAGAAATAGTAATCACCGACATCAAGACCTGTGGCGATGTTGTTACCACCAACAGATTCTAAAAACGCGCGGGTAAACTTGGCGTTATCAGTGGCAACGATCCATTCTTTCCAATCGCTGTACAGATCAATCTGGGCATCAATTTCGGTTACGCCAGTACTGACGTAGATCGTGGTCGATGCGCCAACGAAAGTAACCTTGCTCACTTATAATTCCTGTTGTGTGAAGGCAGTGGGTTCGCAGAACATTTGTGAGCGGACAATACCATCGTCGCACATCACTTGTCTGTTCTCGTATTTTCCTCCGTGCGCCTCCCATTGAAACGTGTTTACAACCTCGAGCGGATCTTTCGGGGATATGTCCCATGAGAACGTAAAGGTTGCCCAACTCATGTTCGGTGCAAACTGCGCCTCGATTAATTTCTTTAAACCAAGATCGAATTCTGTTCGCCCTTGTCTAATGCGATGTAAACGATTGCGAAGTTTGCGACGTACGGCGAGCAATTTTGCCTTGGATCCTGTTGCCTGCATTACTTCCTGTTTTAACATAATACAATGGTTAGCTTCATCTTCTGTTAAAGGTTCAATCATTATATAAATCCCAAACGTTGTCTTCTACGAATTCAACTACTTCGCGAGGCATTTCTTCTGCCGTCTCGCACCGTATAACCATTAGGTAAGAACGTAATCTGTCTCGACACTCCTTATGAACGATGTCACCGCTGTACGCTAACTCGACTACATCTAGTTGGGTCGAGTTTTCATACAGCGGATAGTCGCAGTAATGGCAATGACGTATCGCCATATATTATGGGTTACTGTAGTTACGTTCCAGCGGTGCAACCATTGAGAATGTCAGACCCTTGTTTCGGGTAATCGTTCCTGTGGTTATCACGTACTGCGCCGTATTCAAACCTATGGCAACAATCGTGATGTCTGCGTCACCGCCACTTGAGCGACCGCCCTGTTCGTTACCATCGTAATCGAATGTACCAGAGGCACTTGGCGAACCACCTACGTTGCCAGAAATATCTACGTCGTCGGAGTCCTGAACAAGCAACGCATCCTTCGTACTAAAGTCACCGGCTGGGTTCGTGGTAAAGAATACACGGTATACCGCCGACGCGTCATTCTGCAAGTTGTTGTTGAAGTTGATCGTCCATGAAGATACAAACGGGAACGTCCGTGATACTGTTGTGGCATCGGCGTACGTCATGTTGTTGGTATCATCGGCATGGATGTTATCGATGATCAAGTTAGTGGTTGTGCCCGTTGGTGCGGCATAACTCATTAACAAGTCGGTGACATCACCACGACTAGAACCCGCACCGTAATCGATGTCCGTGGTCTGACGTAACTGGTGTTGCACGAACTGGTAAACTTCTGCAGCCGTACCAACGTTACCGGTAACCTTCCAGTTGAAACCGTAAACGACATTACTGATGGTACGCTTGAACCCATCGGTCGCTGTTGTGCTTGCGCCAACTGTTTCATTTGTAATGCGAGTTTGATCCAGTGCTACAAGACCGACGGTAGTTGTACCAACCGATGCCACGGTGAACGAGATGTTGTTTGATACGGAACTTGCGAACGCCAATACCGTACCAACCGATACCCCGTCTGCCGACCAATCACCTGATGCTCGAGTGATGCGGTTCGTAGCACTTGCAAACGTGATGTCTCCAGTTGCCGCTAACGAGATGGTATCCTTCTTGTACTCAAGGAACATCCCTGCGGAATATACCTTAAAGTCGTTCCCGGTTGATGTACCGAATGGATGGTCTGTCGAATCAACTAACAACGTTGTCTCACTAACTACTGATGCAATAGTGTAGATACCCACATAACTCGATGTTGAAGAACCAATAACCAGGATGTCTCCCGCCGCTGCCCCATTCGTTTGGAAGACCGCTGTGTTGGATGATGCGATGGCGACCGTTGCCGATGCACCTGCTGCGGTTGCCAAATCCTCAAGATCGCTTGCTACATTGCTTGAACGATCAGATGTTACGATTGGTGAGAAGATATCATAGTCGAGGGTTGTTGCACCTGTTAAGATGCCGCCTTCGCTTGTGTCTATTTTCAATGATGATGCGTTGGTTACAGATAACACAGTGTAATAACCGGTATCTGTTTGCGCCGCTGTGATGAATAACATATCACCCGCTACCACGGTGCTTGTTCCGAATGGTGTTCCTGTATCTGCTCGGAACTGGGCGACCGCTGTTGCTATCGCGGAAGTTACGCCAGTGGTGTCTGTCAATACAGTTGCACCCGCGCGCCAAGGACTTTGACCGAGTATCTGCGCATCCACGGCAACAATAGACGTGTCGTCTGCATGTGCCAACGGGAAACGGTTAACAATAGTTCTGATCTGAGATACACCAATATCTGAAATCTGAGAACCCACGTATGTCTTACCTTTCTTACGCGCAAACAATTTTAGGAACGTGGTGCGGTCATCGGTTGCGGACGTGTAGATATCAATCGCTTCGTTCACTACACCTTGGAACGTAAAGTCAACGGGAACGTTTTGGGCCGATACCTGTTGGTAGTAAACCTGTGTATCTGAATCCAATGAGCCTAGTGTCACAATACCTGTGTACTCGGTCGATGCCGTGGCTGCGGCGTTCTTCTCTGCCCAACCACCTGTTCGGATTTTCTTTCGCGTGTAATTGTTAAAGTAATTCCAATCGGCGTGGGCAGTACCACCACCAATTTCCATTTGTTCAGATGTAATCGCCTCGAACGGGAACTCATGTCGAATCAAGTTATCAGATAAGGCTGTCGCATAGGCATCGGTACGCCATTCTTCTTTACCGAACGAATACATGGCCTGTTTACTTACGCCGTCGGCTGTTGAGCCGCCTGTAGGATCGTAGATGCCATAAACCAATGTCGATGTCGTTGTTGAAGCGAATCCTGTGAAGTCGCCGTCTGCAAGAACAACCAATGTCGATGCGTTGGTTACACTGTCAACGGTATAGTGCGCTGCATCTGCACCATTTCGTAAAACGAGAATATCCCCTGCGGCAACGCCCCAAGTAATGAAACCGTCAACCTTATCGTGGAAAGTTAATGCGCCTGCACTGGTGTAAGCGATTGCGGATGATGCGTTAGCGTGAACCTTCGACCCTACTGGGAAGACGGACATCTGTTGGGTACGTGTACCGAAAATGACCTGATCACGGTCAAGGTTATCTGGATCGACGACTACGGCCATTTTAATATTCCTCTTGTGTGTATGAGCATCTCTTTAGCCTGTCGCTCGATTATGGGTTGTTATAAACACGATCGGTTCTTTGTTGTATAGGTATACTCTGGTCTAAGTTACTTAGAGTTAACCCAACCAATCTAATTTCCTGGTATTGTAAATGAAATATGACAACATAAACACCCACGTCGCCACCGTACACATAACTGTGGGTGAATGTACCGCTGCTCGATTCAGTGCCCGCGAGTTCAACACCCGTGGTGTCGTTGTATACGCGGATCTCGGAATCGGTCTGCAAACCGGTTAATACGAAGTCGTATTCCACGGGTGGTATATAAGTATTCCCTGCATCGTCGGTCATGTAATCAATGGTGCCGCCCGCATTGTTCACGACGATCACACCCTTGCCGTTCGACCGTTCTGTGTAGAACGTTGCACCGGTTGAATACAATGCCTGACTCTGCGCACTACGACACCATTCCCAAATCAATTCCCCCGTCGCGCTTAACGTGGTTTCAGTTGTCAATGCGGCAATGTAATCATAAACATTTTGCATCGACAACGAATTGGCATCAATCCATATCGAATACGGTTGAGAGCTGTCGTTGGTGTATGTCCCTGCGAACGTTCCCGCTGTTCCGCCAGTACGAGAGAAATCGTCACCGTTCGCAATCGCCGTTGCATTGCGATCCTTCAAGTGAATCGCACCTGCCACACTGTCTCCGTCCAGTTCGTCGGTGATTGTTCCCACCGCTCCCGTGTCGAATGTGATGATCATGCCCACCGCTAATGTTCCGCTGCCTACTGTGAAGTCGAATACTTCTGAAACGTTCGCGTCCTCGTTCCATGTGATCCCACTCCCTTCGGTTAATGCAGAGACCTGAACGGTCTGCACAATGTTCGCGTCGGCTGATAACACAATCGCGCCGAGGAAATTATCTGTGGTCACTTGCGCCGCAACGAAACGAATGGTGAGTACAACCATTTCCCTGCCTGTAATGCGTGACCGCCGTAGGTGGTTGTCGATGAGTTGGTCGAATGTATCTTGTAGGTGAAAGCATCGGTGACAAGACCATCGACATCGGTGACTGCTTCAAATACTAGATCGTCAAGTATGGTGTTCTCGTAAATATTGACCACGGCATCTTGTAATTTTGTTCCGTCTGATTCTTGTACGGTAGCGGTGATGCTGCGCTTGTCGCTGAGTGAATTACCCGTGCTTGTACCCGTCCATGTTAGATCGGTGTATGTAGTCACATCCCAAATAGGATCGATTAAGTTCCATGTTTTGTTTTGGCGCACATCAACATTTCCTGCGACACCTACAAACACGACGCCGGAAAGCGTGATCGTTTCTGCGACGGTATCCGCTTCTGTATCCAGCACTTGGATATCAACGAGCGTCATTGATGCACAGACCGTACTTGCATTGACGCGAGTGATTTCAGTTGAACCGGCTGTTCCGACAATGGATAAATCGTTTATCGTGTCGCCGTATAATTCAGTCTCTAGCGTGGTCTTCAGTATCTTTGTTTTTCCAAGGACTACCTTAGCTGTGGGATCACTGATGTGCGATAGTAGGGCAACCTGTCCCCACAATAACGAGTCTAAGAATTCGACGTTCGCACTGGCTTCTGCATGAGTACCTAACTCATCGTCGGACTTGGATAGGAATGTGAAGATGCCGCCGTTCGTTGGTGTACCGCCTACATAGTATCCTGAGCGGAGATAGGCATTGGTTCGTATATATAGCGCTTCGCCTGTGCCGACGTCGGGCATTTCTAATGCTAATCCACCATGACTAGCGAGGCCTGCTTTATTAGTTCCATCACCGATTGTGATCTTACGTGATAGTTCGTAAAGACCAGAACGTGTACTCAATGCAATACCACCGCCCGCCGTTCCATCTTCCATGGCAGCGTATTCATAATAGACATCAGCAGTGTCGCCGCTCAGTGGATTGGTATCCCAGTCTTCGTGGACAGTACAGATTTGAGTTGTGGTTGTTCCGGCTGCTTCGGCTACAATGATTCGTTCTTGTTGCGTGCCTGCGATGTTTAGGAGAACACGACGGTTAACATATGAATCGCCCGCGCCATTCGTGCCGTCACCACCATCGCCGCCGTAACTTCCTGTTGAATAAGGCACGTCTGAAAATACGATTTGATTGTTGCCGACTTGCTGCGATTGATCACCAAGCGTTTCTTCTACGCAGAAAGAGTCAATCACCATTCCAGGTCCCGCACCGTAAGAGATAGACATTAACGAGTTCCCTTTGCGCTGTATAAACGATCGAGTTCTCGTTCAAGTTGTTTGATGGCTTCTTTATCATACAACGAGGCTCTGCCCGCTGCGGCTTTATTGACTAGGCGATTAAGTTGTGCTCTGGCGTTCTCAATACGGAAGTCCAACATTAACTGCTGAGTGTTCGATGCTAAAACAATCACATCCTCTTGCGTGGCGTAACGATCCTCAACAGCAATGACGCCGCCACCGATGCTAGCGATTAAAGCGAAAGCCGACCCCGCCAAGGCGAACGTGTTCATTAACCCTCCGCAGCCAACAAGGATAATTCAATATTAACTTTAATCTTACTGCCGTCGTGTTGGATAACAAAGTCATCCTCGTCGGTGATGTCGAACTCGTCACTGAACATGATCTTTCCTTCGGCATTGGTCACGTAATAACCTTTCACTTGTACCTTATCACCTGCGGTGAACACCCATGCTTGTTCAGGATAACGACCTGACATCGACCACGCTGACGCGGTTAACTTCTTGGGTTTGTAGTTGTATCCGGTTAGTTCACCTTGATCGGTCATAAGGTGTACGCTATCTAGCGAACCTACTATGGCCTTGAAGAAGGTGTTGTGTCCTTCGTTAGTAATCATCATCATGCGATTGTACCTGAGACGTTACCGTCCTCATCCTTTTTGAAGTTGAAGTTCTTTTCTACCGGTATGACATGATCAGGTTCGTCCATTGATTCCGCTTCCATTTCAATACGTTCCTTTTCTTCTTCAAGGTCAACGTCAGGTGGTATAATTTCGCCTTGTTGTAAATTGTATAAGTAAGTGTCCTGCGACATGTTGCCACCCATAAAGGCCGCGGTGATTTCTTTTAACTCTTGTGGCGACATGCGAGTACTAACGAAGTCGGTATTGAGCGTGTAAGAAATGTCCTTCAGTTCTGTTTCCTGTATGCCTTCCCATTGTGCAATATAACGCAATACACGAGTCATGGCATTGGATACCGTTTTGGATATGGTGATCAGTGTCGCGTTCTCACCCGACAAACGCATACGATTCGATTCTGTCGATTCCGCTGCCGCTTTCGGTGCCTCCAACATGCGCGCACCAATGCTCGCCATGTTCGCTTCTTTGTCTTTCTTCAAATTACGCAATGAATCAAGACCCTGACCAGTGAACTCTAAGAAGCCTGCTTTCGCATTGACGTTCTTAGTGATCCATGCTGTTGCGCTACCAATCTTCAATACTGTCTTTTCATCAAAGCCCGCGACCCATGCGGTTGGTAGTGCCGTGTAATGCGCACCATGTTCAAGGTCTGCAGATGTTCGGTAATGCGATAAGTTAACGTCTACCATCTCAAGTAACGGTGGTTCGGTGGTAGTGGTAAGTAAGTTTGTACTGTTAACAAACACGAACGGTATATAACTAAACGATACGCCCGCAACACTTGGCACAACGTGCATGTCTGGAACTATTGCCCATTCGTTGCTACCACTCGAGGATTTTGTTTGTCGATACACGTCTTGGAAGTATGTCGCGTTCTCAGCGTTGGCGTTCTCCCTGCCCAACCTTAGTACGCGGTACTGTGTTTTTGTTTCGGATGAAAACTCGTCCACGACATCGGAATAACTCTCACGCAATACGACGAGGATTGCTTGATCAACGCCATCGATTCGTAACGTTTCCCAATTCACCACATCTTCTGCCTGATACTTGGTAACGTACTTGTTGGCGCCATCCTTATCCGCATCGACTAACAATCCGGAACGACCTGGGCCGAATACCTCGGCGCTTAAGTTCATGGCGAACTCGTCAACGTTCAATCCGTCAACGGAGAAGTAAGTGAGTTTGGGTTCGATTGATTCGGGGTAAACTAATGCAGGTGGTTTACGAAACAACGCACCGACAAAACCTTTGACGGAACGAGATGTAGCGGCGAAGAACAATGCTCGTTGCCTGTAGGCATCATAAGCAGCTGTCTTTTGCCCGTTCAGTTGGGGTAAGTATTCAACGCCCTTGTCTTTAACGGCATCGCTGCCAGCAATGACATCCCTTGACCGCTTCCATTGCTTTTCCCGTTTGATGTATTCGGGGTGTTTGCTATCGACCGGCATGTTTAGGCTCCGTGATTGTTTCGTGAATTATATAGTAATACCACTGGAAATAAAAATAACTAGAATCCGACAAGGCTTTGTTCGGTAATCCCTTCGAGCTGTTTAGACAAAGTCCTATACCTCACCTCGTCACCACAATGGTCTTCGGACTGCGTATTGACATCATCGCGGTTTCGTTCATCTCGAGGTAACACTGGTATGGTTCGGATGAATCCATCGTTGCAGGTGTTGAACACGAATAGACCTGGATTCTCCATAGGCCATTTCTTTGCGGCCTTCAACCTACCGCGCATCAATGCCCACCCATTGACTCTGGATCCTGGTTTCTTGTTAGCGTGCGTCCAGTCAACTCCTTCGTCCAACATGTTTTGAGCAATGCAGTGCGCGTCAACCTCATCGAAGATGGATGAGTCGGCAGGTCCTGCCTCAACGCGGTTGGTGAGTCCCAACTGTTCCTCGATATGCAAAATACCAATCGCTATCTCAGAGGCCTCCATCAATAACCCTTTGTTCGGTTCTCCCTTCTTCCAACCGTACCATTCAGCGATACGGAACAAGGTGCCACGAGGCCAACAACGTTTCGTTCCATCATGCAACGTCGCTTCTGTGCCATCCGACTCTGCCCACCAGCCCACTGAGAACGGTGCGCTTGAACCCCAATCGAATGAACGGTCAATGTACCAAGACGATGGAATGGCGAATGGAACCAACACATGCAGATCCCGATCCCACAGATCATCGAACATGCCACCACTGACAATATCCCAGTCACCGGCTTTCATTGCTTCAACGAGTGCGGGGTCACCCAATCCTTCCAATCGGTCGAGGTAATCAGGATCGGCCTCGCATAAACTTGGGTTGTCATCCATGCGCGCCGGTATGTACTGCCTGATCATACCGCCTTCTTTCTTCACCGTCTTATGCAACCTGAACTCAGGGGCACTATCGACGAAGGCCAGTTTAACCCAGTTATGACCGATGCCACCTGGGTTGCTGCCATTGATAATGCGAGGGAAACAGTTTTTAAACTTATCAGGTAATGTGATGCCAACCATACGAACACGACCACGCAAGTAACGGTATATCTTGTCGGTGAAGTGAGTCAGTTCGTCGATTAACAAGACGTGCATTTCAGCGCCCTGATAGTTGTACATGTCTTTTTCATGTTGGCAGTGGCACATGAAGATCTTACTACCATTCCAGAATTCGATTGTGTTCTTGCTGTAGTTGATTTTGACGAGGCCGGCCTGTATTTCCTCTGCGAACATATTCGGGAACCCGCTAGGACCTTCCATGTGATTCTTCCAAAGGTCGGGGAACTTACGTCGGAATAGATAGACCTGCAGACCTGGTATCTCGCAACACCATAAAGCAGCGGCGCTTCTCATCAGGTGAGATTTACCGCCTCCTGCAGCACCGCCGTAAAGCATTTCTGTTGCCGGTGATAGGAACGCGGCGGTTTGTTTTTCGTGCAAGTCTATGTTCATCTAACCACTTGCGCGTCGCCGTTATCGTCTAGTGTTTCCTCGTCATCATTGATAATGGTGTATGCTATTTGAGGTACCGTGATGTCGGTAGGTTGTTTCATGGTCAAGTTGATGTTCGGGCGCATGTCAGCAACGTTGAGGTTCGCTTCGACCTTATCGGATTGATCAAGGTATTGGATGCCCAACCATTTCTGCATGTTGGCATTATTATGTTCAATGGCGTTCTTGAATTGAGCACGACGCAACGACATCTTGCCGTTCTCTTTTGCAATGGTCAACACGGTTTTTATATCTGGATCACGCTTCTTCGCCAGTTGCCAGGAGCTATACGACATGCCTAGTCCGGCAGCAATTTCAGGGTCGGTGCACATCATTGCCGCGAGGGCGTATACCTGTGCCAAGGTGTATGTGCAACTCGGCCTGCCCTTTACTATTTTATCCTCGTCCGCCATCTGCGACACTGAACGAAGTCCTTTGTCCACAGAGAAATCTATCTCATAACCTTCCTCACCGGCAGGGATAAACGTTGAACCTTCCTGAGTTTCTGTGTCTTCATCATCCACAAGCATGCGTCTCATTAAAAGTATTGTTGCCGATTATACACAAACAACGGGGTAACTAACAAACCCTGCACTTCATCGAGGTAGCTTCTAACAAGAAGGGTATAAACAAAAAATAATGTATTTTAAAAATAAAAAATGAACCTCACCCGCGCGCCAATAACAATCTTGTTAACATTGTTTCATTAATTGTTTACATGTAACTATTAATTTATGTATTAGTACTCGTGTTCCCATACCTATAAGAATACCTCATAAACTATTGTTATATCTTATTTTTATTCACTAGGTATTAGTGTATTACTAATAAAAACTCGTCTACATGGATATATAAACGCTTTTTTCTATATACAGAATACAGAATACACCATACAAAATTTAACGGGTGATCATCCTTACAGAGTATATGAATCACCTTGTAGGCGCTCATCGAGGATGTCTTTTATCACAGGACGCCGCTCCGCCCTCAAAGGATTGCCTACAAGGCACTCATAATCTCAAAACCTGAAGCATTGCTTCATCGTCAAATCTACCGGTACAATGAACAAGCGACCACTCCTCGAGCATCGACCTATCCACCTCGCCTAAATTAATCGCCGCCCAGACACCGTCAAACAGCATGTACTCGCGCGCAACCTGCAACAACACAAACACACTGCCGCCCGCTTTCGCCCTCATCATCAACCAGAGGCGTTGGTCCTTGCTGAAGTGTGGGATACGCAGTGGTGTCTTTTCACGGGCAGGCCACTTCTCACAATGCTTAAGTTCAACCCATGAATCAACTGAGCTAACACATAAATTGACATCGGGCGTACCATTCTCGACCGCGTTCTCGACGCGCGTATAATGACCCTTGCCAACTTTACAAACACACTTACGAAACCGTGATGCCAACGCCGCCTCAGACATCGGTGAACACCTTCTCAATACTATCGCTAGTGATGGGCATGGTGCCACCCTTAATCATATACTCGTACCGCATCGCGGCAATAGCGCCGATGTCCAAACCCAACACGGTCACGCCTTCACGGGCAATCGCCAAGTTCAATTCGTCATGGGATATAAGTACAGGGTTATCGTTTATGTCTTGCATCATAACCCCATTCATAACCTCAGCCTCGGTGTACATAAAACGTTTCGCTATTAAGTCACGCATGGCAACATACCGAACGTAGTAAAAATTCGCAGTGTGCATGCCAGTCCAAAAACCGCCGCACAAGAGCAAACACAACACCAACGCGACCTTCATCCATTCGTCCAAGAACCCTGCGGGCACAACCATGATCAACGCCGTCGAACACACGAACAACCAACCACTGACACCGCTCCAATCTTTTAAGTTCATACTAAACCCCCACCGTGTTTATATTCATATTCTAACGCCTTGAGATCGGCTTGCATTTCAACGAACACATGTTTGAGCGCTGACGGTTTATGCCCGAAACTAATATTCCGCATCACCGCGGTAAGTGTCGTTTCCGTAATTTCCTGACGCTTCTTCAAATATTCAATCGTCACCATGTTGCACCTCCCAACCGTTTTGTTCGGTTAATGTTATTCCGTTAGCCGCCGTGCCTGTCGCCAACAACGGGAACGTTTCTCTATTCAACACGTCTGACTGAAACCACAGCGTCTTCGTCAGGCGGTACTTCTCCAACTCACTCAACCCGTTGCTGAAATAAATGCGTTTGGTGTTTAGGTTAACCGCGATCATCACAAAGCTCCCAGCCATAACGATCCATGACCTCGACAATGTGTTTGCGCACCATGGTCGGGGTAACTTCCAAGAAACTATCCACCACCTCGTAATGGTCACCATAAAACAAATCCATAACATCGTCTAGACCAATACCAAGATCTTCGGCAAGCCAGTCTTCAACCCCTAGTTTATAATCGTCACCCTCGTACCGGCGAAGTATTGCGCCAACCGCAGGACGCGCATCAAATCGCCAACCCAATTTGCGCCAACTAGGCAAAAGAATGGCAGCCCAACCAACCGCACAACATGACGTGCCACACTCAACCGCCACTTCTTCTGTAACACCGCTCTCGTTGAACCGGTCGAGCGTGTGTCTACTTGCGCCTTCGTCACCGATCCAGCTGGTAATGTCAAACTTATGATCACGCGGTAAGTTCCACAACATGTTATATAAGTCCTGCAGTAAACCCGCCTGTTTCTTGTTCATACCTTTCTCCTAAGTAAACTTGATTCGTAAGTGTGTGTCTTTAAGTCTGCGCAGAGTTCTGATAAGTACACCATCATCACATTGCGTTCCACGTCGTGCCACGACCCGCGATTTACCTTCAACCAGTACACGTCGGCACGGAAGCAATACTTCCGTCGGTACGGTTACAATCGCAAGCACAAGATCGAACTCGTCGTTGGTCATTAACATCACATTCTCCCTTCAAGAACATCATTAATGTGCGAGACGACCATCTCAGGAGTAACGCCACCTGCATCTTCGATCGCGTAAGTCACGTCATCTATGTAACTGTCACCATAAAACAAATAGTCGACTTGACTGCGAGTAATACCTAGCGCCGTGCTCAACATAAACGCCGCCGGTGGGCTTCCTGCTGTAACGGAGTCCGTGATAGTTTTATGTTTAATATCGACATAGGTATTACCCCGAACAAGGTAGAAACCTTCCTCCTGCCAGCTTGGCAACATAAGTACTGCCCAACCTACCGCGCAACACGACGAACCGCACTCAACCGCTTCTTGTACGCTTGGGGCAATACCTCGTTCACGACTACCGACATCATCTTCGTACCAATAATCAATATCAGTAATTGTTTTTTCATCGTGGTTCTCCTTTGTTTTGATTAGTGCTTGGCACTCGTCGAGTAAGTCCATGCCGCGCATTGCCTGATCGTCGAGTATGCGAAGGTCAAGTGCTTTGGCGAGATCAATCGTGGCGTAACGCAAACTGCGAAGTTCACTCGCCGCGTTACCACAACCAGATTCGACACCGCTCTTGGCAATGCGCGCGTAGTTAATTGCTGATGCTAGTCTCATTCTACCACCTCCAAAACGTTAAATAGTGCATCCAGGATTGCTTCACTAGGGTTATGTAGATTATTAGTGACGCCGTGATCTTTCAAAAGTTTAAGCACCGCGATTTTCTTACTACTAACGCGAACACCGTCAACTACCGCTGCATTGTGTTTCTGCGCAGCTTCAACGGTCACGAGGTTCGCTTTGTACCACGTTGAACCGCCTC